AATGGTGCTGTAGACGAAGCCAAGTTGTGGGCAACTGCACTAGGTAGCGAACAGATCCTTGTGAACAGTGCTGGTAACTTTGCTAAAGACTATGTATCAGGTACTGGTCAGATGGCCCATGCTACAGATTCTAATGGCAACCTTATTATGGGCGGACGTATGCTAATCGTTGGCTCATATGATCTTGCTAACAATAAGATTGCTAGTTACAGTAACAAGGCTGGTACTGTTTGTGCTACCTGGGACTTTACAAATAATCTCTGTAAAGATGCTGCCAAGGCAAGTGACTTTTATATCCTTGCACCAGGTAGTAGTATCGAAAGTGCGTACAAGGATGGCACAACTGTAACAATGAGTGGTACTAGTATGGCAGCGCCTGTTGTAACTGGTGCACTTGCTATTGTACATCAGATGTGGCCTCACATGAAGGGTGAGAACCTTGTTAAACTGTTGCTAACAACAGCAGACAAGGACTTGCCTGACTATGCTAAACACACACATGGACAAGGCATGTTGGACTTGGACAAGGCTACACAGCCTGTAGGTGCAACAGGTATTCCAACAAGCGGGCGTACGAGTGGTGCTATTGCTAGCCTTGAAACGCTAAGTGGCGGCGCTGCTGTCGGAAGTATTAGTAGCGATGCATTTGCGGCACTAAGTAATGTTACGGTGCTTGATAGCTTTGAGCGTGATTTTACAATCAATCTAAACAACACTCAAGCTATTGATACTCGTCCTGGATCGTCAACAGAAGCACTAAGTTTTGGTGCAAACTATGACGGTTATTGGAATCTTGCTAATGCCGGCGAAGGCACTAGTGACTTGTTTGGTATTAGGACATCATTCAAATTTGACCCAGATGCCAAAGCCAATGGCGACTGGGGCATGCGTACAGAGTATGATGTACATAGTAGCGAAGAAACTACTATTACTGCCGCACTTGGTATGATTAAGGAGACAGGTAAGTTCCTTAACAACGTTCAGGAAGGCTTTATGGGAGTTGGTGAGTCACACACCACAAACTATGCAGGCTTGCGTCTCAATCACAAGTTTGATGAGAACTGGTTTGGGTTTGGTAACTTCCAGTTGGGCATGACAGACGTTGAGTCATCCAAGGAGTTTAGTCTAGTAACTGGGTACAGCACCCTAGTAAGTAACAGTTGGGGTGTTGGTGCAGGTTACAAGTTTAGCAATGGTTGGACTGTTGGCGCTAACTTTAGTCAGCCAATGACAGTTACAAGCGGTAAGATGAACTACAAGGTTCCAGTAGGACGTACACTTGACGGACAGGTATTATTTAATGAAGGAAGTGCTGATGCAAGTACGAAAAATATTGAATATGATACCGGTTTGTTTGTAAAATATAATGTAAACAATGTTGCACTTGCTGGCTATGCAGAGCATCGTAGCAATGTTGCAGGTGTCTCAGGTAACAATGAAGTTAACCTAGGCATGAAAGTGAACTTGAAGTTCTAAGGAGAAAAGGTATTGAACCTAACTACGCTGACATATGAAAATGTAGAAGCACTACAGTTTGATACCAACCACGACCCCGTGAGACCCGAGCTTGACCTTAATTTTAGGTTGGGCCCGGGTCGTCGGGTTTATGTGTTGGAAACGGACGGTAAGTATCAGGCAGCAATTTGCGTTGCCTATACTAATGAAGTACCAACTACTGTAAAGGAACTTGACCTTATGAGTCAGGCTGCTTGTCAGGAAGATCAACACGGTTCTATTTGCGTAGCATATACAGTTTGGAGTCGTGCGCCACGTGCTGGCAGAGACGTTGTTTTTCGGTTGCTAGATGAATGTCGTGCAAATCATAAAGTCAAACGTCTTATTACACTAAGTCCAAAAACGGATATGGCACGTAGGTTTCACTTAAACAATGGAGCAGTTACTTTGCAGAACAATACTGCAACTGATAACTACGAATACAGTTTATGAATATGTTCAAAGATAGGAAACGTGTAATCCTAGATCGCATTGGGCAGAAGCCCTACTTGGTTAGGTATTACTTGTTTCTAAAAGATCGTAAATGGTTTCCATTTAACGTATTCTTACACAAGTTTTTACAAAGCGATCCGGATGAACTACACGATCATCCCTGGCCCTACTTCACGCTAATCTTACGTGGAGGTTATTGGGAGACTACTCCTAAAGGACGTTTCTGGCGTGGTCCAGGACACATGCGTTTTAGCGGTCCTAAGAGTCTGCATCGTGTAGAACTAGAACCAGGAGTATGTGCTTGGTCACTATTCATTCCTGGTCCTAAACTACGTGAGTGGGGTTTCATTGTCAACGGTAAATGGATGCACAATGAAAAGTATTTTGAATGGCGAAAGCAGAAGGTAAGAGATGAAAGATTTAGAAATAGTGCAACGACTGGCTCATGCTAAACTAAGTCAAGGAATAGATCGTGTTAGTCGAAATGATATGTATATTGCATTAGGTAAAAGTGTAGAGCATATCAGTTATACTCTAAAAAACAAATATAATGTTAACTGGCGTTATATCAAAGGACGAAAAGGACCTATTGATTTTGACGCCCGCGACATTATAAGCATCAAGGCGTGAACAAATGAACAAACTATATCTGTCTAATCGAGATATTGAAAAGGGTGTACATAACGTTATAAAGCAAATGTATGCCGACAACTGGCGGCCCGATTATATTGTAGGTATTACCAGAGGTGGATTAATTCCTGCTGTTCTAATGAGTCATCTTACAGGTATTAAAATGCACACACTGGATGTTCGTTTGCGTGATGGCGATGAACAAGAATCTAACTGTTGGATGGCAGAAGATGCATTTGGTATTTTCCAAATGGGTGGCACATATGAAGATAAGAAATTTCTTATCCTAGACGATATTAACGATAGTGGTGCTACATTCCAATGGATTAAAGAAGATTGGCCGGCAGGCTGTCATCCAAATGAACACCGATGGGATAAAGTTTGGAATCAGAATGTTCGCTTTGCAACTATCGTAAACAATCTAGCAAGTCCATTTAACATCGATTATACAAGCATTGAAATTAACAAAGCTGAAGAAGATACATGGGTCGTATTCCCCTATGAGGAGTGGTGGTGATGATTGAACTCTTAATAGCACTGCTAGTTAAGCATTGGCTCGGCGACTTCTGTTTACAAACTCCGTGGATGATCCAGGCAAAAAGTAAACTATTTGGTCTAGGTGGACTGATCCATGCAGCTATACACGGTGTCTTTACATTTGTTATTTGTTATTATTTTATTGGTTGGCCTTTTGCTCTATTTGTTGGGTTAGCTGATTTCGCCGTACACTACACTATTGATTATTGTAAAGAACTAGTATCGCGTATTATGAAACTAACAACAGCACATCCGCAGTATTGGATATTGTTTGGTTTTGATCAACTATTACATATGTTAACATATGTTGCTATTTGGAGTTATGCACGTGGTCTTATTTAATACACATAAAGAATGGATTTCAGAAAATGAACATGTGGAACTCCTTGCAGACGTGGTATATGCTCCAAGGTGGCGCTTTGGACAAACTAGCGATAGTAATATAGAACCTAATTATCCTTGTTGGTTTCAAAACTTCTACACGCATCAAACCTGGGACTATAAGGAAGATTGTCCAGAGCTTGTCAAAACACTAGCTAATCGTTTCTTAGATATGGTGCAAGATGATTACATGCTTGTACGCTGTATGGCTAGTTCAAATACATTTGGTATAGATGGAGATTTCCATACTGATTGGCCTACACCAGAACAGAGTATTACCGGTGTTCTATATACGGATAAAGAATGGGATACCAATTGGGGCGGTAGCACACAATTTAAACAAGGCGATGAATACGGTGCAAGTGAATACGAACCACGAAAACTAATTACATTTGATGCTAGCGTTCTACACATCGGTTCAGGTCCACAACGACGTTGTAAAGAGATGCGTAGTATTATTGCTTTCCAAGCAGTGCAGACGGACGCACTCAAGGCACGTTTAAATAAAAGTTGACACGCTATCATAAATATCTTACAATATTACTATAGAGGACTAAGGTGTTCGACCCTCTTTAAATATTCCGCACACTCCATAACCAAGGAGTATAAACATGGCAAAATATATTAGTACAAAAACATACAGGCATTTAGGTCCAGTAGCATACAGACAGTGGAGAGCAGATTCACACTGCAATCTTATCCACGGATACGCATTAAGTTTCCATTTTGAATTTGAAACTGATGACCTAGATGCTCGTAACTGGGTAGTAGACTTCGGTGGATTACGTCCACTAAAGGACAGCTTAGAAGACTGGTTTGATCACACTCTGCTAGTAGCACAGGATGATCCAGACCGCGACATGCTACTAGAACTAGGCAAAAAAGGCCTAGCAAAGATTACAGAAGTTGAAAAGACTGGATGTGAAGGTCTATCAGACTTTTTGTATGAATACGTAAACACAATATTTTTACCTAGTTGGGAACCTGGCACTAGGGTATGGTGCTGTAAGGTTGAGGTAAGAGAAACTGACTCAAATATGGCTATGCGAGTTGGTCACAGAGAAGATGGAGAATTTGATGTTTAAATGCATTATGAAATGGCTAGGAGTTGGAGACACACCTGCTGTTATTACAGAAGCTGAGCTTAACAAGATGACAAAGAAGGAAATCGATGACTGGGCAGCAGATCATGGTATCAACCTCGATCGTCGTCTTACAAAGGCTAAGATGATTGATACACTAAAAACCCACATAGTTGTAGACTAAGAGGCGTCAATGAAAGTAAGATATACTGAAGCGTTTTATTCAGTTCAAGGAGAAGGTCGCTGGACAGGTGTGCCTAGTGTATTCCTTCGTATGTATGGTTGTAACTTTACTTGTCCTAAGTTTGGTATTGCTAGGAACAGTGACGAAACAGCAGAGCCTCAGATCCAAAAGATTGTAGATGAGATTGATAACTATGATACACTTGAGGATCTCCCACTTGTGACTGTAGGGTGCGATAGCTATGCTGCTTGGCACCCTGCATTCAAACGTTTTCAACATGATGTAGACATTGATCAGCTAGTTGATGATCTACTTGCACTTACACCAACAGGCGCATGGTCATTGGATAATGGTCAGGATATCCATTTGGTAATCACAGGCGGTGAGCCTCTATTAGGTTGGCAACGAGCATATATACAGTTGCTAGAACATCCACGCATGAAGGACTTGAAGAATGTCACGTTCGAAACCAATACTACACAATCTCTGTCAGAGGATTTCAAAACGTACCTCACAGATAATCAACAGGTACACATTACATTCTCTTGCTCCCCTAAACTATCGGTTAGTGGACATACTTGGGTTGATGCTATCAAGCCTGATGTTGCTGTTAAGTACGCTAGTGTTCCTAACAGCCACTTGTATCTTAAGTTCGTTGTTTCTGATGATGTTGATGTGGCAGAAGTTGATAGAGCTGTTGCAGAATATAGATCTGCGGGACTTGAAGCGCCGGTTTACCTCATGCCTGTTGGCGGTACGACAGACAGTTACTTCAAAAACGGTCGTCAAGTCGCAGAGCTCGCCCTCGAAAAAGGCTACAGATATAGCCCACGCCTCCACGTCGACGTCTTCGGTAACGCCTGGGGAACCTGACTTAGAAGAAAAGTTACGTAAAGCTGGTGCATTATGAAAACAGTTTGGGTACGTCATGGTCAGTCAGAGTATAATGCTAAAAACCTAAGTACAGGTTGGCACGACCCTGAACTTACTGAACTTGGAGTACAACAAGCTCTTGCAGTTGCAGAACAGTTAAAAAATAAGTATCAAGTTATTGCAAGTGTGCACTGTAGTGACTTACGTAGAAGTTTTTACACAGCTCGTATTATTATGTCAACTTGTCCTTGGTTCGACGACGTAAAGGTAGATAGTTTACTAAGAGAACGAGACTATGGCGACTGGAGTGGAAAAAACAAGGACGAGATTTGTGTAGAGCTAGGTGAACCTGCTTTTATGAATGTTCGTAGAGGTTGGAATCGTGCACCGGAAAACGGAGAAAGTCTAAAGGATTGTGCTGCTAGAGTTGGAGCATTTATAAAAACTTTAGAGGACACAAATTTACCTCATCTTATTGTGTGTCATGGCAATACGATTAGAGCAGCAAGTGTAATACTAGGAAAGAACACTGCTGAATCAGTACGTGACTGGGAAATAGGAACAGGAGAGTTTATCGAATGGGACTCTTAGACGATGCAAAGAAAGCAGTAGGACTAGGACAGGCTAAAAAAGTAGAACAAAAGCCTGCACCTAAGCCAAAGAAAAAATCAGCAAAAGAGATTGCTACAGAAGCAGGCGAGCCTTGGGTATCGGTACTCAACGTTGAAGTTGACCCTGCCAATCCAGGTAACGGTGCGTTTGAACTAGATTGGAACGAGCACTTTATTAAACAGTTATGGAAAGCTGGATATAGAGACGAAGATGAAAACGATATGGTTGATCGTTGGTTCCAGGATGTGTGCAGACACGTTGTTATGGAAAGTTACGAAAAAGAAGAAGCAATGGTCACTCGTAACGACTTAGGTGATGGCAGGACTGAATACAGATGATCCGAGCTGTACCTCGTCAAGTAGCAAGTAATTATCTAAACACAATGGGTATGAGTTGGCTGCTTAATACAATTATAACAGCTATGATTTTTGGTGCTCTCCTAAGTCCATTAGGATTTTTAATTCTTACTCTTATCACTGACTGGTGTTGGTGGAGAGTTTTCAAACACGCAAACAATCTATGAAAATATATCTAAACGGTGATAGTCACACTGCTGGTGCTGAACTTGTAGGCGATTACTGCTTCGCTAGTGACGATCCTCAATACCTTCATATGGGAGAGCTAGCACACCCTCGTTGTTTGGAATTAAGTTACGGTGCAAAACTAAGTCGTACTCTAAACGCAGGCTACAACTGTGATGCTATTAGTGCTAGTAGCAATGCACGTATCTTACGAACCACTAAAAGGTTTATTAGCGAAAAAAGACCCGAAACTATTATTATTATAGGCTGGAGTACATGGGAACGTGAGGAATGGTTTTACAATGATTGGCACTATCAAGTAACAGCAAGTGGAACAGACAGTGTACCTGATAAACTTGCAGACAAATACAAGCAATGGGTTAATGAACAAACTCGTGAAGAGCTGATTAAAAAGCAGAAATACTGGCACGAACAAATATATCTATTACACAAAGAACTATTAGAACGTGATATCAAGCACGTTTTCTTTAACAGTTACAGTCACTTTGACAGTGTAGATCCTGTAGATTGGAGCGATTGTTATATTGATCCTTATACACAAGCAGGCACATATTGGCATTGGTGCAGTGCACAAGGATTTACTACAGTCAACAATGGTTACCATTATGGTGAAGACGCACACACCGCTTGGGCACGTTATTTGTTGCCACGGTTGACAACTGTTGAAAATGCTAGTAATATAGTTAGAGTAAACAAGGCTAAGATCAACACAGTTTTACGAGTGAATAGATGACTACATATCTGCTGGTAGATACAGCGAACACGTTTTTTAGAGCACGACACGTTGCTCACCGTGGCATGGATCAGTGGACCCGCTTGGGTTTTGCTATGCATGTAACTATGAGTGCAGTTAACAAAGCATGGCGCATCGCAGGTGCAGATCATGTGGTATTTGCACTCGAGGGTAGGAGTTGGCGCAAGGACTATTACGAGCCTTACAAGAAGAACCGTAAGGTTGCCCGAGATGCACTAACTGAAAAAGAACAGGAAGAAGACAAACTGTTCTGGGAGACCTATGATGAACTTACAACATTCCTCAAAGATAATTCAAACTGTAGCGTCCTTAGATGCGAAATTGCGGAAGCTGACGATATTATTGCACGTTGGATTGATATGCACCCTGGTGACGACCATGTTATCGTTAGCAGTGACAGCGATTTTGTTCAACTGGTTAGCGACAATGTAAAACAGTACAACGGCATACAGAATCAAATGATCTCATTAGAAGGCGTGTTTGATGATTACGGCAAGCCTGTAAAGGACAAAAAAACAGGTGAGCTTAAAGAAACACCCAATCCTGAATGGTTACTGTTTGAGAAATGTATGCGTGGTGATAGCACAGACAATGTGTTCAGTGCTTATCCTGGTGTACGCAAGAAAGGCACTAAGAACAAGGTTGGTTTGCTAGAAGCATTTGAAGATCGTGATAGCAAAGGCTACAACTGGAATAACATGATGCTACAGCGTTGGACAGATCACAATGGCGAAGAGCATCGTGTACTAGATGATTATGAGCGCAATCGCACACTGATTGATCTTACTGCACAGCCTGCAGAACTTAAAGAGTACATTGATACAAGTATGCGTGGACAAATGGATACTAAGACTAACAAGATGGTTGGTGCTAAATTCCTCAAGTTCTGCGGCAAATATGAACTGAATAGGATTGCTGAAGATGCTACAAAATATGCAGAGTGGTTACAAAAAGGATATCATGTTACAGGCTAAACCTATTGTACCAAACAAGTTTTGGATCGTTGAAAAGAATGGCCAAAAGGTTGGCACACTTCGACGTGATAAAGACTTTGTGCTTACAGTAGAAAACAAGAACGCACGTTTTCCAGATGAAGCTACACTAACTGAAAAGACCAAAATTAGTTTTGGTAACTTGGTAGAAGTGACAGAAGAACCTAAACGTGAACATGATGTGCACGGGTATCCTTGTAAGAGTGAGCCACATAATGACATCTTCGATGTAAAGCGTAAACTACCTCTATATACCAAGACACCTAAGAGTCAGAGTTTTTATTGTGCAGGATACTACATTATCAAGTTCGATCACGGGTGGGTAAAAAGTTACTGTCCAAAGCTAATTACACTTGGACGCAATGAATACAAAGGACCTTATAAGGATCGGCTAGAAATGCAAGAGCAGTTAAGGTTAGCACAAAATGAGTCGTCCTAATTTTGGTAATCTAGAACGTTTTGCAAACCGCTGTGCGGGAACTAATAGTGAGAACATTACGGTGCCTAGGTCAGAAGCACAGGGCATCGCACGTGAATATCAAAATCTATTAGCATATACTGTTGATCTACAAGCAAAAATTATAGCCTTACAAGAGAACAACGTAATAGACATCGAGATACAGTCAGAATCATTTTAACCACCATAATATACTAAGATAAATAATAATGTTAGTATATTATTGGAAATCAAATGAGTAGACCTAAACCTAATGTTTTATTAGAAAAAGTTGATCGTGCTAGTTATAAAGCAGACCAAGTACTTGCAAGTGAAGGCATATGGAGTGTGTTCTATCAAGGTAATCCTATAAATCTTAAGAGTCATAATATTCTAACCAACTATCCAGGTCCAAAGTACAAGAAAGTAAGTTTTAGTAACCCAGGACATGCTATCAATCTCTGCAAGAAGCTCAACCAAAAGTTCACAACCAAGGACTTTACAGTTGTTCTATTAAATAGTGGGAAGACTATTTTTCCAGGGAATGAGAACTAAACAACAATATACAGACGTTTTTCTTAAAAACACAGAGCATACACGAGTTCCAAAGGGTACTGAAATGGTATTCTTTTGGCAGAATGTACGTGCTGATGGTGGCCTAAGACTAACAGACCAAGGCTTTAGATGCTTAATAGAGGACATAGGCCTTACTTCATACGACATTAAACTATGGGACGATAACGGACGAATAGACACAGGCTACAAGTTTCTGCTAGACCTAGACAAGCACTTAGAAGTGCCTTACTATGTGCAAGTAGGACGTTGGCCTCGCATTATACTATTTGATGAACAAACCTACTTCTGGGCAATTATGCACGGAGATTTTCAGAGATTCTTAGATGGCTACAAAGTACGAACTGGGATATAGCAAACCTATAGAAGGTAGCAGATGGAAACATCTTGTTAGCGTTTGGTTCAACTATCAGTTCCATGACAAAAATGCTGACATCACTGTGATTTATAAACGGGTACGCACTGAGTTCCTTGAGTTTATGAAAGAGCATTACGGCCCTGAGAACAAGCGTTGGAGCGTAAGATGGGCAGATTATGGTGCAGATGTACGTTTCGATAACACTAGTGACGCCGGTAGCTTTATAATGTTCTACACAAAAGAGAATCGTCTTAATGCTATGGGCAGATTTTACCGAGAAAATGGTGCATATTCTGGTATGAGAGGGCACTGAAACGGTTGACGCTCCCCTTATATGTGCTAATATGTATATATAGGAAATGAGGAGCAACGAAATGGCTTATATCAGTGCAGAAGACGTCAAGGCAGTCCGTAAAGAGCT